TGATTTAGATGATGTAAAGGTTGGTAATATGAACGGAAACAGAACCTATCTTGACGCTTCGGAAATGAAGAAATGTTTTGATTTTTACAAATCGGATTTTATAAGTCCTAGTTATAAATTAGTTTTAGGTTATTTCTTATTTTCTTGCATGACTGGTTTGCGTGTTTCTAACATTCAGAAATTAAACAGAGACCAATTAATGCAAAATGATATTTCATTAGTTACCGTAAAAAATAATAAGGATAAAAATTTAGCATTAAATGATAATGCAAAAAAAATTATACATGAGTGTCCTAATTTATTTATTACAAAATTTGCGGATCAGCATTTAAATGATGAGCTTAAAAAAATAATGAAAGGAATAGGTATTACTAGAAAAGTATCTATGCACGTTGGTCGTCATACATTTGCAACATTATTTTTAAAAATGGGAGGAAAGGTAGAAATGTTACAAATGCTTTTATCTCATAGCTCGATAACCCAAACAATGGTTTATGTACACATTGTTCAGGCTGAAGCTAACAAGGAAATATTTTTGCTAGATAAATTACCTTGGGATTAATCTAGCGATTCTAGATTTATTTCTATCTCGAATAAATCGGGTTTAATCTCGGTTTTATTTATGGTTTTTATGATATGGTATTTATTATAACAGAAAATTTTAGATTTAACTTTTAAATTAGAAATGTTTTCGCCAAAGGTTTTAAAAGACCAAATTGTCTCTGTAGATTTTATTCTAAAATTAATCCATTTTTTCCAGTAGTTTGTATAAACTACTGGAAGGAGATAATTATTATTTGGTTTTGAAGTATTATTATTATTAATTAAACCGTCATAGATTACAAAATATATTTTTTCGTTTCCAGACTCGAATGCGTGCGCTGTATGTATTTCGTTTTTTGTGACTAAGGGTAAAGGCAAACCATTTATCTCGATAGTATTTGTTTTTTCATCTGTTTTATAACCTGTACTTATAACACCTTGCCTGTCTTGAAAAACTGGTAAGAAAGTATAATCTTTACTTTCTATATCTTGAAATTTGAGTAAAAAAGAGTTTCCTTTTTTAAACTTTTGTATAGGATTTTTTATTTCAAAACTTTGAAAAGAAATAGCTTCATTATAATTCATCTGAGATTCGACCTTATTCATAACCGCTAGATTGCCCTGAATAGTTAAATCGTAATTGTACCAATTTTTGATACATCGTATTAAATCGCCAAAAGTAATATCTGCCACTGCCCTTGTTAAATCTATTTTGTTTGTATTAATAATTGTAGATACCACATTTACATTGTCTTCATATAAATATACTGGTGTTATCTCGAAACCAGCAGCGAATCCCACCCAAGGATCCCAGCTGCTATATGTTGGTGTAGCTTTTAAACATATTTCGATAGTAAACTCATGTATATTTATATCGTTTTCTGTTGAAATATTAAAACTATCCCTACAAATTTCTGGAAGATTACCCCAATTTCCTATATCATTTAAAGGCATATATTTTAATACACGACCTCTATATTTAACGATATAAAAAGCAGAAGAAGCTCTACGATCAACACCTGGAAAAGTAATGAAAACTGCTAGTTTGTAAGTTCCGGCATTTTTTACTGTAAATTTAGTTATAGAGTATCTGTCATAAATAAAAGAGTCGGTCACAGGAAAGCCAAAAACAGGGTCAAATATGCCTAAACCATCAAACGGATAGGCGCCAATAATTTCTTCACCAAAAAATTGATTCTCTATGTCTAAACACTCATCGATATATTTTTTATAATATTCTACATCAGCATACAAAGTGACTTTTTTTAAGTCTTCGTTATTAAGTATTTCTCCTGCTAAGATTAAGTTAGCATCTGCCATTCCTCTTTCTAAAACATGAAATAAATAAGGTAATGGTTGCATTATATTTCTATTTCTAAAAATAGAATTATGAGCATCCATATCGTTAATTAAAAAAACACCTTCTTTTCGGCAGTTTATTTGCCCTTCAAAATAAGACCACATTTCGCCCGAAGCATCTATTTTGTCTAAATGAACTTGTGGAAAATTATAATTTACTACTGGCCATTTTTGCGTAATAACGGTTTGGGCGTGCTGGTAAACATCTGTACCATCTGGCAATCGTAATTTTTGTAATGATAATTCAGATAGTTTTTTGTCGAAACTAGGTAATTGTTCGAAACCAAAACGCAAAACACAGCTTAGTTTCGTTTGAAATTGTTCTATCTCGAAAACGGCATCTTCAATTTTGTCGCCGTGCACATATTTAAGTTCGAAATAGGTTTCTTTTGAAGATGAATTATATAAGGAGATAAAACCAAATGCAATATCTAAATCGTCTATCAAATCTATTTCGAACGGAAAAGAATATTTAGTAAAAAATATATCAGAAAACCAATTGTTTTCTTCGGTATCTGATATTTTGAAATTAGATAAATCTAACACAAATTTAGAGTGAATAAGTTTCCTCATCGTATGATCTGTTTATTTGAAATTCTAAATTATAATCTATTAACCCTCTAGAAGAATCTTCGTTTAGTATCGATTTGTTTAAGGCTCGAATATGTATTACTTGATTGTTTTTTAGCAACCAAGCTCTCTTACTACGCAATAAACTTTCTATTGTATCTACATCTGTTTTAGCTACCCAGCCTGTACTTATATTTAATTTTACTTCTTTTGAAGTGGCTAATATTTCTAATATTTCTACAAAATCTTTATATATTTTTTGAGAAACACTTTCGATGTCTGTTTTTATATTGTAACCACCTGTACACTCTATTGCTGATTGTAGTAAATATTCGTTTTCCCAAACAATCATAGCCGAATACTCTCCTTCTGGAAATACTAGAAAGCTTTTTGTGGGTGGAGAAATTAGAGGTAGCCTTCCTTTATCTAAAACCACATCTATAATATCTCCTTGATTGTAAGAGTCGAAATATATTTTGTAAGTAAATATATTACCCTGAATATTAGAAAAATCGATTGTTTCTGTCGGAACGAGTTCCTTGTTTTTAAATATTTTTAACAAATATGCTCCCTCTTGGGGTGTTAAAATATTTTGGGGTATTAAAATATTTAGGTATGCAAAACTTTTTTTAGTAACCCTGTTTGGTTTTTGATTAATGTTTAAAAAGCCAAAACCTCGTTCTACTCCTTTACTTAAACCTGCAGCAAAAAATATAGTATCGGAATTTACATTTCTAATTACGGTATCATTTGATATTAATTTTTCTATTACATTTAGTTGTAGTTCGGCATATTTGTATTGATAAAAATAGTCGTTTTTTGTGTCGAAACGATTCATTAATCGATGAATTATTCTTCCTAAATTTAATTTTTCAACGGTTTCAAACGTGAGTACTTTTTGTGGTACCTGAATAATTTTTGCGGTATCTGTAAAGAAACTAAAGACTTTTATTATTGCATTGGTTTGAAAATAAGTATCGGAATTTTGGCTTTTGAAATTAAAATATTTAGTATCTAATGTAAAATTAACCCCTTTATATTGGTATGGCGTTTTGACAATTGTAGTTAAATTATAAGTAATATTAATTACTTTATACAATATTGCCCCGTTTTTTATATTTACAAACCCTACATAACTGCCAACTAACATGGTAGGAGTAGGGGCGGGAACAATGCTTAAAGCGGTTGCTCCTGTACCTGAATTTGGCGTTACTTGTAACCAAGAAGAAGCCTCTATTGTAAAGTTAAAACCGTATGTTTGATTAAGCACCTGTGCAACTGGCTCACAGAAATCTTTGACACCTTCAAAATGCAATGACGCAGGTAAGAAAGTATTTATTTCGATAGCGGTAATGTTATTAATGTCTTGAACGGCATTAAAGAAACCATTGTTTAGTACATTCAATCTTAACCACCACTTAGGTCCCGTTCCGTGAAGTCCGTCCAATTGTTCTACAACAATCCATGCGTGATTATCCCCATAGGGAGGTTGTCCGTTATAATTGTCTCCATATATGCCAGATGATATATTTATTGTATTATTTTTATATTTTAATAATACATTTTCATTATTAGATATAATCTCTTGTGCATCATTGTAGCGTATTTGAAACAACCAACATGTATAAATAGGAACTTCTGTTGATGCGTGAAATTCTCTTGCTAATATTTCTATAGTCATAATTTAATGTTTATTTTTATTTCTTAATGCGTCAAAATCGCTAATGCCTTCTTTTAGATTTTTCATTGATTTTAGATTTTTATTAGAAACATTTGCTTCTATCCCGTTCTCACGTAAATCTTTCATTAGCGATATGTGTTCAGACATCATTACCATTGCCATTTCTAATACTTTATCGTTATTATTTGATGCTGGTATTGGTGCAGTAGAAGTAGTGTTTCCTGAGTATAAGATATCGTTTTTATAATATCCGTTTTCGAAACCACGAACACCATGAAGTTCACGGATTAAGGCTTGTTTTACTTCGGGCGATATTTGAGCATAGGAACGTTTGTCTATTACCATTTCTGGCATATCGCCAGCGCCTTCACCTACCAATATTCTTGGTTTGGTAAACAATCCTGTTTGCATTTTTGAGGTTCCAGTAGAACGGAATTTTTTTCCGTCCTGCTGTCTAGTTACTTCTTCGGGATATAAACCATCTTCGTAACCTCTTACCGGTAAAGGAGTGTTTGCAATTGTTGAAATTTGTAAGGCTCCCATAGCCGTTATTAAAACCCCTGCAATGGTACCGCCTATGGGTCCCATTTGCGCATAAGCTTGCATGATTGCGGTAGCGGTATTGATAATGGTATTTACAATATCCATTGATTTTTTGCGCTTGGCTTGCTTTAGCTCTATCTCAAATTTTTTGTCGTCTAGTTCTTTGTCTATTTGGGCTACTTTTCTGTTGTATTTGGCTTGGTTTATATAACCTGCATCGAGTTGTTTTTTTAGTGCGAGTTTCTTTCTGTCGGCTCCAGCTGTAAATATTTTTAGTTGCGCATTTTCTTTGGCGGCCATATAGTCATAATACGCACCCCATGTGTTCATTAAGGCAGAAACTATTGCTTGCGCATCGCTTACTATTTTTTTTATTCTTTCTTTTTTTTCTGCTGCCTGCTGTTCTGGAGTTTTGCCTTTTCCGCCTCCTTTTCCGTCTATTACTGCTTGTAATTCTGCAATTTTTAATTTTAATTCTTCGATTTGCTTTGCAAATTCTTCACGCATTTCGGGGGTTAGAAATTCTAAATCTATTCCTTTGAATGATTTAGAAGTCATAATTGTGTTTAGTTGTGCAACTAAATCTTCTAGATGTTCTTTTTGTTTTGCTAATTCTTTTGCAGCAAACTGCTCTTGCAATTGTTTTTTTGCATCGGCTAATGTTTTTATTTTGCCAAGTTCGAAATCTGAAATTATTCCTGATAATTTTTTCTTTGCATCGGCTAATGTGGTTATGCCGTTAAGCTCATCAAGAAATTCTGTTTCTCTTAAAGTTTTTGCCTTTGCGTAGGTTTTTACTGTATCTGCTAGTTGTTTTGATATTGCATCGTCTTCAATTTTTCCTAGTTTTTGGTTGTGAATCCCAGCTTCCGATAATTCTATTTGTTTTATTTGATCATCTAAATTTTTGTTTCTTTCTTTCCAACCTTCTTTTATTTTAATAAGGTCATTATATTTACTTTTATTTCCTTCCGATAAGGCTTTTTTTGCTTCTTCATCTAGTTTTGCTATTTGCTCTGTATGAACTTTTCTACTGTTTAATTCTTCGATAACGCGCTCATAACGTAGATTTTCTATTGCTAATTCTTTTTCATACCCTGCCTCTTTTACTGCAAGGATATTGTCTTCTAATTCTCTTTCGTTTTTTAGAATTGCAGCGGCATATTTTGATTCATTTTCTAATCGTAATTTTATTAAATCCTCATTGCTACTATTAGGGTCTTTTGTTTCTACTTTGATTTTGCCATTACCTTTTTCTCCTGGAATATTATAAGTTGATTTTTCAGGGTCTTTATCTTTTACTAAATTAGCAACAGTATTTTTAGTTATTTCAGGTTCTAATGCTTTCATTTGAGCATCATTTAATGCTAGTGCACTTTCTTTATCATCCAATCCAGAAGCAGACATAAATTTATCTACTATTTTTTTAAATTTTTCTTTATTTACTAATGTTACTCCTGTGTTTTTTTCTTTTCTAGCACCAATTGCAGCACTGAAATTTTCTAAAACATAATGTTCAATGTCTTTTCTTGACTTAAAAGAATCAAACATTCTACTTCCTAAGAAACCAAATGTTTGTTCTTCTCTAAAATCTCCAGAAGTCTTACTTTCGATGTCTACTTTTTTATCGGATAATTCTTGGAACTTTTTTTGTACAGATTTTGCTCTAGCATTAGCATATAGTTCAGCTGTATATTTTTGCAATATTCCTATTCCCTCAGATGTTTTTATATTTTCTAGAGAAAGATTGCCTATATAATCAGGTATTATTTCATTTAATTTTTTAATTGCTAAAACTCTTTTTTCTTTAGAAATCGTTTCATCTTGGGCAATTTTTGTTAGAAGCTCTAATTCTGCTTTTTCTGTAGCAATACTTTTAGTTGCTTCTGTATGAATATTCGCTAATGTTTTTTGAACTTCGGCGGCAAAACTCACTTTATCAGAAAAAGCAACATAAGCAACCGCGCATGCCGCAACAATAGCGATTAAAGCAGCCCAAGGATTTAATGACATTGAAGCCATTAAGGCAGAATATGCCGTTCTTACCTCGCTAAGTTTGAATGTTAAAAAGGATTGCGCAAGAGCTAGCGCTTTTGTAGCTACTGTTTTAGCTTGTAATAAATAATAATGTATTGTATCTACAGCGCTTTGTAATGCAGTTGCCGTAGCAGCTCTTGAAGACCATAACGCCACTAATTGTAATGCAGCTTGATAAGATAATACAGTAACAACCCCAATGGTTAATATTTTAATAAAAGCCATTATTTTATTAGCCAAATTACCTACTGAGTTATCTGTACTTTCTGTTGCTCCAATAAGTTTTCCTAAAACGTTAACCCCTACAGTTAGCCATTTTATAAAAGTATCTGAAGAAAACCACCCCGAAACTGTTTTACTTATTTTTTCTAATGTAGCACCAAGCGTTTCGTTTTTAATATTGTATTCGTTTATTAAACTAGTTCCTGAAGCAAAGGAGTTGTTTGATAAATCGATTAATTCGTGGAAACGTTCGAAATTATTCCCCATAGCACCAATTACCTTATTTGCACCATCGGCATTTACGCCTAAAAAATCTAACGTTTTAGCAACCTCTGTAGCATTCATGCCGTTCATGCCTTTGGCAAAATCGAGCATAAAGTTCATAGGATTAGTGTTAATCATATCCTCGACTGCTTTTTTAGATATACCCATGACTTGGGCAAACTTTCCGCTTTCGGTACTGGCTTGCTTCATGAATATATTATAGGCTCTGGAGGAAGTTTCGGCTTCGATACCCGATTCTTCGAATGCTGTACCTAATGCTAATGTTTCTTGTACGGTTGGTTTTAGCACATCGGTAAGTGAACCTATACGCTTGGTAAATTCGGCTATATTAGCCTCCGATGCTGTTCCGTTTGCTCCTAAATCATTTATTGCAGAACCAATAGAGTTATAGGCTTCTTCGACCCCCATGTCTTTGGTTTCCTTGAATAGAAATTTAATTTTACCTAATTTTTCAGCCACTTCATCGACACCGCCTGTAAAGGAATCGCCAAGGGAAACGGCTGCCATATTCATTGTTTTTACAAAGTCTTGAATTTCGGCTTTTGGTACACCCAAACGCCCTCCTTGTTCGGCTATTTTAAGTAAATCTATTCTTGAGGTTCGAGTTTCTAGCAAACCGAATGATTTGGTTAACTCATCGACTTCGGTTTTTGTCATTCCTGTGGTTTTAGAAACATCTGCCTGAGCATCTGAAAGCTTACCATTTATGTCTATTATTTTTTGTACAGATAGCACAACCCCTGTAAGTCCCGCAATAACCGTGGCACCTAATGCACTATACTTATTGAAAGAGTCTGCCATAGAACTAATAGAAAATCCTGCGGTTTTGGCTTTACCATTTAGTTCGTTTATTCTTCCTGTAATTTCTTTAAGTTCGGCAGTATATCTTTGATGCGCTTCGCCTCCTGGTATTGCATTGCGTAGGGACATTTTTAGAATATGGGCACGGTCAGATAATTGCTTCATGGTTAAACCAGTAATACCGATTTCCTTTTGAAGCTCATTTATCTTAATTTTATTTTGATTAATTGATGATGAGTTCTCCTTTATTGTTGCCGTTAGAAGCTTGTATTGTTCTGATTCTTGCTTGCCTTGTTTCTCTAATAATCTTTTTTGAAGCAATAATCCTTTGTTTTCCTCGGTAAGTTTACGTGTAGATTTTTCCAAATCGAATAATTCTTTTTGGGCGGTATTACCATTTATAATAATGTTTAACTTAATATCTTCGTCTGAGAGTGTCTTAGCCATTGTTGTAAATTTTGTCAAGTTTACGACACAAAAAATCAGATTTTAAGACATGAAAAACGCCACTAGGTAGTGGCGTTTTGGTTATTTTACATTTTAACAAAAAAGGCTTCTGGATCAACCACATAAGCCATTGATTCATCTAAAACACATTTCATTGTTTCTCTAATAGTATACCGCTTTGAAAGAGTTAATCCTTCGTTAACCGGAAATTTAGATAACAATTCAATAACTGAATAAGAAGAATTTAATTCAGGTAAAAGATCTGCTGGTACATTACCATCAGAGGCAACTTGTCGAAGTTTGACAATACAATTTAAAAAACTATAAATAATATTTTTTAGATCCTCTCCTTCTGCATTCATTATATAGAAAGTTTCTTTTTTTACTTCATTTTTTGGAACTGATATGTTTAATTTCAAATAATTTGAGTTCATAATTTTAAGATTTATAAAACAACTTTATTGTTGTTTTGCTAATAATGTTATAGGCTTGGCTCGACGGCTTCAAAAATATTTAAATCTAGTTTGGTAAAAACATAAACATCATCATCTATTAGTATGGCTTGTTGTTTTACTCCTTTCCATAGAGAGCCTTTGTCTATATAATGATCGTTTATTTGCATATCGTTATTGTTGCGATATAACTCATCGCACTCTGTTAGCTCTATCAATTCTTTTTGGGTTATGGTGCCATTTAGGTATGAAGAAAAGGCATTTTTGTCTAGAAACAGTATTTTGCCAGTGCTTAGGAAAATCATTTTTAGTGGTTCGTCTGGAACAGCGTTGTTATTTGCTAGGGCAATTTGTACTGCTTTGCGAAATGTGGTTCCCTTGAGTGTTACTCGCATTCCTTTTGGGTAAATGATTTTTATTTCGTGATTATCCATGGGTAACCTCCTTTTTGCTTTGAGATAAAACGAGTAAAGAAATATCGATAGCCATTGATTTTTCTTGGTTAGAATAACCTTCGAAAGGAAACGATAAGGCTTCGATAACACAAATATTATCTGCCCATTGCCTGCGATACGTAACATCGTCGAATAGTTCGTGGTCTGACAGCTCTAGAAAAGCTGTTTTTAGGAATTTTGCAATTTCGTGATACCTGTTGGCATCTACTGATTTTAACCCTGTTAGTAGGTTAGGAACTAAGTTGAGTAACTTAGAGTCCTGTTGATTTTCTTTAGTCATATCGAAAATATTGTATACACGAAACCCTCGCTTTAGGTGTGACTAAATATCCAAAGGATAGATTTAGGGCAGTTTCCTGCTCCATCACCATAACGAGGGTTTCGCTTATGTTAACTTAAAATAAGTTTATTTTGAAAGCCCTTTAAATATTTAGTCGAGGCAAACGTACAAATGTAATTTTAAATTACAAAGAAAAAAATGTGTAAATGCACATAAAATAAAAAAGTTACACCAAATGATGTAACTTTTTGTTTTATTTTTTATTAAATAGTGAAACTATAATCATTATTGCAAATGATATTAGAACAACGAGCCACCAGTATGGGTCTTTGAAACGTTTGTAGTAGTAATAGCTCATTTATAAATTACCATTTTTCCTCTTCTTTTACAACCGCGCTTGCTATGTATTTATTAAGCGAAATTATAATAGGATTTATATATCCGTCAATTTGTTCTTTTAAATCTCTCCAAACTCTATTTCGCCAGCCTTTTGCACTAATATTATAAGGACATTCTTCATCACTTGTTATTAAACCAAATGATACATCTCCAACAATATTTTCTGGATTTCCTTGGTGCGTAAAATTAGATGCTTCATATTTATATCTCCCATCTTTTACAATAATAGTTAAAGTATATGTTATATGTCCTTTGGTCGCATTACTATAAACAAATACGTTGCTATTGTAATTAAAACTTCCTCTAGCAATTATTTTTCCTTCCTCTTTGTCTTCAAATTGTATAACATCTTTTGCACTATTATATTTTTCCGCAAACCACGATCTAGAAAGCATATATAATTGACTTGATTTTTTTAAAGAATCAACTTTTATAACATTTTTGTAAGTTAATTTACCTGAGGATTCTTGCGAAAACATTAGCAAAGGAAATAGAGCAAATAGTAAAATAATTTTTTTCATAGTGTATTTTTTAAGTTAAGGTGTAAATATAAAAAAAAGAGGCTATGCCTCTCTCTTTTTTTTTGTAAATCTGCTATGGTTTGCAGTGCTGTTTGAAAATCTTTACGATTATCTACATCATCCATATACTCTGTTTCTAGGAGTACGCTGTACCAAAATCTGAATGTTTCTTCGGCTTTTTTTAGTGCTAAAATTTTAGGGCAAACAATAAGTTTTGTTTTCATAATATTGTGTTTTTTATGTATTAGACTACAAAAAAACTATATTATACGGTTTTAGCTGCTTTATTTTCTTCTAATTGTTTTAGTTCATTTATAACTGCTTGGGTATAACCAAAGGATAACTGACGGGCAATGTCGTTTAGATGTCCGTAAATTATTTTGTTGTGCACGGCATGGCGTTTTTTGCGTATGGTTCCAGATTTTGTGTTTCGGTTTTTCATATCTACAAAACGATGTTGTGGTTTGTGGCGATACTCTAGCGTATTTTGCCCCCCAGCAATAACTGGTGTTTACACTTGTTTAGTGGTGGGGCTTGTGCGTTTATATAGGTCATATTTCTATTTTAAACACAGACTTGCACAGGCATATCTAGTAATGAGCGTGGCGGGGTCAGGAGACAGACAAAAATCAATACACTTAAATCTTTTAGGGTTTAAGTATTGATTTTTAACGTTTTAATTATTTTATTTTTTTGTTTTAACACCAAATTACTACTATTTATATACGTCTTTTTTCTTATTTATATTGATTATACATAAGTAATTAATTAGTCTTTTTTATATAAAAAAGTTGTCAAAATGAATACTTTTTATTATCTTTAAGTATTATTAATCAGTAACTTATAATTTATGAGCGCACAGACAGCCGAACAAAAAAAGACGGAAAACGAAAAAAGAGTAATAATTGCACAGATTGCAAAACCTACCGAAGAAGTAAAAAAAGCTTCTATTCTCGCAACGATTGAAAAATTTAAACCAGAGCCACCAAAAACAGCCGAAGAAAGAATTTTGAGAAAAGACCAATTTGATGCACTTACAAGAAGGTATTTACACCTAAAAGAAAAATCAAACGATTTAAAAATGTTTGAAGCAGGGAACGACAAAAATAGTTGCTCGATTACTTTTAAAAATGGTCAAGATTTTAAGTTTGAAATCAAAAATATTAATGTAATTGAGAAACTATGTAAAGGAGCACAGGAGGAACTCTCAATTTTATTGACAGAAGCAGAAAGCGAAGTTTTAACTTTCCAAATTTAGACTAAACAAAAAGCCCTACTGGTCGAAGAGTAGGGCTTTAAATAACTTAAAATAAATAAACGCCATGACACACAATCAGACATCTAAGAGCCACAAAAATACACCTAATAAATTAAGTAACCAAGTAAAAAGCATACTTCAAGAAAAAGGATTTTCTTCTGTTTTTAATTGGCAAGATTATCAATATTTTAAAGACCAGGTTAAAACCGCTTTCAACAAATCACAAGCCATTGCCGAAAAATTTATAGAAGATAATAATTACCAAAATTCAGATTTCAATGAGTACATTTTTTAAAAGTAGAACTATAAAAATTTCTTCTATTCTTTGCAAAAGTATTTGGAAAAAAAGCCTTAAACCTAAAATTACTCTTTCAGGCGATTGGATAAAACAAGCAGGTTTTGAAATAGGAGAGAGCGTAATAATTTCAGTATCAAAAAATCAATTAATAATAACAAAAATTTAAGCCATGAAAAACAACATTTATTTTAAAAAGCCATTACAAAATGATAATATTTTCGTAAAAAGTGCCTTATTACCAATTACTAATATTACAAATATTCCGACACGTTCGGGATTAGATAGCGTAATAATTTCAGAAAACAGAATCGTTAACATCGTTTCAAAATCTTACGGACATTTGCCAAACGAGGACTTTTTTTATAAGGTTGAAGAAATGCTAATCAATTCCGATATTAATTATATTACACGTAGTATTAACAGAGATAACCGCAGTTTTGCCGTAGATTATATTTTGAATGACGATAATTTTAGTGTAAACATAAAAAACGGACTTGACAAAATTCGTCCAATGCTTCGATTTACAAATTCTTATGATGGCTCTTGCAAAACCTCTGGAACTTTTGGGTTTTTTCGTGAAGTATGCAGTAACGGACTACACACCGCCAGTACTGATATAGGATTTTCTTTAAAACACAGGGGAAATATAAACGAACTTGTTTTACCAGCAATAGGAAAAACAATATATAATTTTCTTGATAACGAATTTTACGAACTTCGTCGAAAATTTGAAGTATTAGCAGATTTTAAAATTGCAGACCCTTCCGAAATTGTGCAACATATTGCACAACAAACCAAGCTTTTTAAGTTTGAATCTTCCGACAAGAATCCAGCACCAAGCCTAAACGCTCGTTTAGTTATCGAAACTATCGAAAATGAAACTTTAATTTTGAAAGAAGATGCTAATATGTGGATGGTATATAATGCTTTCAATGAATTACTGCACGGGAAAATAAAGAAAACCTTTGACCAACAAAAGAAAATTGATAAGGAAATTTTTAACCTTGTTTTGGACTATGTAAATTAAAAAAAAAAGCACCTTTCGAGGTGCTTTTTTTACGTCAAAAAAATTTCCGCCCAAAGGGCGGTGAGTATCTTTTATTTTATTAATCCACAACCTCCGGTGCCATACTACTCGTACTAACGCTTTTTTGTGATGATAATTTAACCCAATCTGGTCTAAAAAAGAAGTATTTAGCCGCATCACTTAAATTAGTAGACAACATTGGAAGCTTTTGAAACGGCAATTTTTCAGACGATTTATCTTTATGAATGGTTTTTTGTCCCGTTTGTCGATTAACAGATATTTTTGTTTTCGCTTTTTCCATCGATGAACGAAGATTTCTACACCCAAACACACACATTTTTAACCTTGGAAGCTTCGGGTTTTCTCCCGACATGATGTTTTTCATCAAATTATATTCCTCTTCTTGCAAAATAGTCGCCTGTCCTTTATTCATCATATTCACTTTCCATCCAGTTGATGTGCCATCTACTCGATATTTTAAATAACCTTCAAGTTCTGTTGCAAAATCTCTTTTTATCTGAGCATAAGCATTTCCAGAACGGTCATAATAAAAATTAATTTCTTTTTTCTTATGGTCCTTATAAAACTCTAAAAACTGATTAGCTAACTCACGCATTCCATGCGGAGGAAGCGTAAAAAACTCTTTGAATAAGTAAATAGTATTTCCAATTTCTTGACCCGTAACCATCGAACACATATTACCAAAATCGACACCTATATCAATAGGTTTGGAATGGTAAATATATTTTTGAGCTTGAGAACTTTCTTTCCATTCCTCTTTAACAGAAAAATTTTTGTAATACTCCGTAACGATTCCATCATTATAAAAATGATGCTCACCAAGATTAACATAAAATTGCAATCCTTTTTTCAATTTACTTGGAAATGCACCTACAGCCGTTTTAAATTCTTCGGCACCAAGCGCATTATAGGTATCGTGAAACCAGTCGACGTTTAAAAAATCTGCATTAGCATAGGAAGAAACAACTTTAAAAAATGTGGAATTCTTTCTCGCTTTTATCCATCGTTTTTCCCAACGATCAATTTGCTTTTTTAAATTATTTATTTTGATTTTATTACCTACACGCTCTTCGTTCATCAACTCAATTTTCAAATCATTAAGAACCAATCCTACTCGCAAAATTTGCTGACATTGGTCAGCATCCATTTCTTTTTCACGGTCTAAAATCCAATCATGCTCCCCTTCAGAAACATTTGGCATATCCGTAGTAAAAGTATTTCCGCAATAGTAAACAGAATTAGCAAATTTCTTATAACCACGTAGGGCAGGGGTAAGTTTTTTAATTTTATCAAACTGTAAATATTTAGTTTCGTCACCAAAAATATGCTGATAAGAGTTACCCGCTGCACCCGAAGGCTGGTCCATAGATACTATATTTATAAAACAGCCATTAAAAACAGATATTGTATGTTTATATTGTTGCGGGGCTTTATATGGTTTGTCAAAATGAGCAGGTGGAGCTTCATCTATAACATAATGAATCCCTTCTATCCAACCTTTACGACCCAATCCCTCTAGTAACGCATCAAGTATGTTTTTTTTAGCATTAACATAAGTATCAGCTACCAGTGCAAAATATGCACCTGGCATATCGTAGCAAACATCAATAAATCGTTCTGCTAAAATATCAGAAGTTTTAGAAGTTCCTCGACCAGCAACTAGCCATAAGTTTTTAGGAGAAATTAAATCGACAACAATCCTTATCCAAGTTGCAAAGCGTTTTTCTATTCTGTTATCGTTCAGATTTACGGATGTCTTCCTGCTCATTGTTAAATAGTTTTATAGGTTCAATACCCGCATCTTGTTTTAGCAACAATCTTTCTGCTGTTGAATAATCTGGCATTTCATCTATTTGTTTAGCTAACTCCAATCTATTTATTTTTTCTTCGCCTAGGAAAGATGTATCCATAGCATAAACCTTATAAGGCTTTTGTAGTAGTTCTTTCGGGAATGATGGCGGATCTATCGTATCTAACTGACGCATTTTTCCAGCTCTTTCAATTATTCGGCTAACACGGTCTAAGTCTTCTTGACTTTTAGCCATTAAAAACGAAGCTGTAACAAGTTGATCTAATTTTTCTGCATAAATATTACGCCAAATTTGTTTTGAAATATTGATGTCTTTATAAAAATATTCAAGCATTTCACCATAAACCTGTTCCGCTTTATAAGGAGAAAGTCCTTCGGTAATATTTAAATCTTTTATAATATGATGCTTGGTACCATATTGCCGAATACGCAAATGCATACCGTGCACTTTATCTAGTAAAGTTAGGTAACGGACTATTTCTTCCGGAGCATCATTTACAGAACCATGTTCCATAAACGAATACACATCTTGTAAATCTATATCGTCAATACTAATCTTCATGATAAAGGATTTTTCGCTTAATTTCTTCTACATCATTTGCATCAGTCGCTTTTTTATATTCTTGTGCTGCAGTAATATTTCCCGCTTTGGCATTAACTAGTAATTTTTCGTTTACCAAAAATTTACTTTCCAATTTTCCTTTAGTAATATAAAATTGAATTTTGCTATTAGCAGCCTTACGTGATTTTTCGAATGCCAAATAATCCAGCTCTAAATAAATAGCCATTTGAGCCTCTGAATAATTTAAGGATGCTAAAGATGCAATTGTATCAAATTGCTCATCTGATAACATCAAGGAATTAAATAGAACTACTTCTGACATTACTTTTTATTTTTTATTAGTATAAAAATTCCGAGTAAGAACAAAATGAATACAAAAGCTACTTTTTGTTTTAAATTACAAGTATTATAATTCAAGCTCCAACCGAATATTAAAGCTTGAATCATCATAAAACTACCTATTAAGTTAAATATATTTTTCATAGTTATTTTAATTTGGCATTAGTAAACATTTCTTTTCTAAACTCGAGAACATCTTTAGAATTTGTAAAAACATATTGCTCGTACAAAGCGTTTTCACTCCAATTACCAGAACCTTCAATCACATAGTTTGAATGTTCTGTTTTTATTAAACTTACCTTGGAATGATTCCAGGTATAAATCACTTTTATATTCGCCCTGCTTTTTATTAAAGCAGAAAGTAAATCATAAGTAGTAGGATTTCTTTTTATCAAGCTATCTGAAATCATCAATGTAATTTGCTCTACAATTCCAGCATCATATAGTTCAATCAAAGATTCAATCACTCTTATATTAATAGAATAGGTAGAAGCATATAACTCTTTTATTCCTTGTTGTTTAGCAATTAAAGGAATAAATGTAAAAGCATTAAATGATTTGTCTGTTTGTAAAAAAAATATCTCTTCTTCAGTAGGCAATCTTAACATATCTTCCGATAATGATTTTATCTTGAGATAATGTTTATTCAAGTATTTTGAAATAAATAATTCAGAAGCATTATTTGCTAATACTTCTGAGTCATTACCTTTTTCTTCTATTTGGAAGAATTTATTTTCCAGCATCTTGAATCCCAAGTTTTAAGTTTACCAAAACTAATTCTCTCTTCCATTCGATTACTTTTCCCTCAAGTCTTATCTTATCTTCTGGTTTTGTTGCCTTTTCTGCATTATTTGTATCTCTACGAATATAGTTCTCTAGATTGGTAGCTCTTTTTGCAGCATCGGCAATAGTCATGTTATTAACAAATTCTTGTAATTTTCTTTCTTTAAAAATTGGATGCACACCCAAGATTTTATGTTCATCTCTGTAATAAACAAACTCATCACGAATTAATTGGTCCATTTCAAAGTTACCAACTGCTATTTTAGCTAGTTCGAAAATTTTATCATTTGAAATAGATTCTACTTCATTAAAATTTTTTCCTTCTAATAATGGCAATACAACACTATCGAATAACTCTTTATGAGAATCGCAAAAAGCAAAATAATGATTAAACTTATCCGTTACTAGGATTTTTAATTCTACAGGCAATTCAGGATCATTTATAAATGGGAATTCATCACGAAAACGAATTTCTTGTTTTACTTCTGTAGAAGCATTTTCAAAAACCTCAATCGTTTGTTTAATCTCTTTACTATTATCATTTAACGATTTATTTTTCACTTCATTAATCTTTAAATTCCCATCATTAAGATGTTTTTTTATATCAGAATCAGTTACTCCGTAAAGTTTTTTCAACTCATACAATAATGTATTTAATGTTGTTTGATTGAAACCTACTCTATTTAAGTACTTTTCTTGAGTAATAATCCTTCCTGGCGTTTTTCTAAACAAGTCAAATAACTTATTGAAAAGATTATTAGGTTTTAATTCAGCATCGGTTAGCAATCCTAACAATTCATTTTTTAGTTTCATTTTTCTTAAGTTTTAATTTATTTACAAATATTGCACATACAACTTTTTTTTTTAAGACATGAAAAAAGCGACCAATAATGGTCGCTTATGAAAAATAGTTTATCTATAAATAATTAAGTAAACACAATTATATATGTTGACTATCCTGCCAAACAAAATATTCTTTTAAATATTCCCAAGCCGCTTTTAAAACCTTATTTTGATTATGTTCTGTTAGTTCGCAATTATTATAAATAAAAACACCAAACCAATCTTCGGTAACACCATCTATATTTTCAAAATCAAAACGTTCCTGTATCCCTTTAAATTGAAAATCTATCACATCATTTACACATACAAATTCAATTAAGGACAATGATTTTAAATGATAGACCCAAATTCTATTATCATTTTGGCTTTTGTCTTTAATAGGAATTTCGCAAAACAAAAAACTAGGCTGTATATACTCAAATTTTTTCATTTCCTATTTTTAAAGTTAAATCTAGACAATCTAAAAGTATATACAAGATATCCGCATTAGGAGAAAATCTTACGTTTTCTATTTTGTTGATGGTTTGCACTTTACATCTTATTCTGTCTGCCAGTTCCTGCTGTGTCCATCCTTTTTTAATACGAGCAGTTCTGATTATACTTGCTACTTTTTGGCGTTTTTCTTCGATTAACATCTGTTCTACTACGTTTTGTGGCTCTTTCATAATTTATAATAATTGCATCCATTTTTGGATTATTTCATCACTTTTTCTTAATCCGTTTCTTTCTAAAATTTGTTCTTTTGTATAATTTACATTTTCTCCAAAAGTCCATTTCTTGCTTGTAATATTCCCCTCCCAATCACAAAGCAAAATCCTTTTAACCATATATTTAAAACAATCTTCATCGTCTACATTCTGCAATCTTAACCATTGATATTCAAATATTCTTTTTAAATCCGGATGAATAGAACTCATCAGAAAATCTTTATATTCCTTCCAACTTTTAAAGTTTTCTGGTAAACTTTTAATAGAATACATTAAGTTTTCTTTTCCATAAATAGCAGCCGTATGAACTCCTTTTAATCTCTTTTCCAGTTTGTTGTAGGTTTCAGGCTCTAACTCCTGTAAATCAGTAAGGCATCTAAAAGCTTTTTCGTGTACCAAATTAGAAACTCTAAAAAACTTTAAATTACCACCAAGCATATACATTTTATCATAAACCCTATTGTATTTTAGGCTGTTTTCAATCAGATATTTCCAAACATCAGTGTACTTCCAATCAATGATGGGATAAGCTTTGTGTGGCTTATTTTTTCGTCGAAGCCAAAACAAATCAGAGTCTTCTCCAAACATTACAAATCTTCTGTCCGGACTTTCTTCAGCTCGCAACCCAATTATTGATACACTTTCTCCTGGAAGGAAACGTAAATTTTGACCAACCCATAAATTGAACTTGTGAAATCGTTTTGGGTACATTTTTTCAATTTTATGAATAGCCATTGGATGCTTTTCTCTAATCCACTCTTCATCTTCTCCCCATGCCCAAAGAAACAATTGCTGATGGCTTGCTGCATTAGTCATAAAGATTGGCACTTGATACCACATTGGTATTACATTGGGTTGCGACATCGCCCATTCTACAAAGTTAATTGTTCCCTGATATTCTGCTTCTTGATCCTGAAAGTAAAGAATAAACTTCCTGTCTCTTTTTATAGCCTCAGCATTTATCAGGTGAAATAAAACAGTACTGTCTTTTCCTCCAGAAAACGCAAGCTGTATATTCTCATAGTTGTCAAACAAAAATGAAATTCTTTTGTTTACCGCCTCCAGAACATCTACGATACCTCTTACAACCGTCCTTGCCATCTTTAATTAAATTCTGGATTAATATCTTCTTCTACTTCTTTGATTTGTCTTTCGATAGAATATGGTATTCCTTGAATTTCGGATGCAATTCCTTTCAATCCGATTAGTCGCTGTACTTCTTCGAGAGTCATTCCTAATTCCTTCATAATCTTGATTTCATCCCAACCCGACTTTAGCATTCCAACTAATGAAGCTTGTAGTTCTACTTCGTGTTTTCCTCTCGCTCGGTTGTGGCGAATTGTCGAAGCCATGCGGTCTGAAATATCTTTTTCAATTACAGAGACGGGTAACATACCATTTTCACGCTCAAAAATATCTTTTCGAGTAAGCATTATTGTATAACGGTGAAACCCATCCACAATGATATACTTATCTCTTTCTTGGTCGTAAAAAGCTACAACTGGCATAGTATAACCATCTGCTTTTATTGATTGATACAATAGATCCATTTCTCTTTTAGCAACATGATTAGGATTGTAATCATTCGCTTCAATTTTGTCCATTGGCACAGCTATCACATTATAAACTGGGCTCTTAAATTTTTTACTCATAACTCTTTCTTTAAATTTTCTCTACCTACTTTTTTTAAAATAATCTACCATATTTGTTTTGGCGCTTACATTTTTATCAAATAACACTTCTAGCCCTACATCTCCAGTCATATCCCAATAATAACAATCTTCTAGGTTTCCAGTTCTGTAATTACGGAATGTGCCTTGCTCACGCAATCCCCAATCAAAGTTTTTGTCCCAAAATATCGTATAAGGATAATTTTGCAAATTTAAACTCATAGATTCTTTTTGATAACTTAATACCGTAGCTTTCGGGAATGCTTTTTTTACTTCTTCTTGCGATTTTATAAACTTGCAAAAAATGATATGCTTTTCTTCTGGGTACTTTTTGAAATGTTCACGCAAAACTTCAAACTTATTGGGAGTACAGCAATATATATGCTGCATCTTTTGGGTCATTTCTAAAAAAATATTATTGTTTTTTTCTTCTAGCGTTTTGTTGTCAAGAAATTTAGTTTTTAATTCTTCGTATTCTTGTTTGTTTTCGTCACACAGAATATAATTATAGTTATTCCAAACTTGCTTAATGTCTAAATTTAAATCACACTCAAATATATATTCGCCAATTAATGAATATAAATAGGGTATATTTTCTATTCCTGTAATAAACTCTTTAGTATAGCTTTTTCTTCCTGATAAATGTTTTGTGATTGTAGTGTACTTCAAAAATGTATTCTTGAATTCGGCATAATCCATTCGCAGAATTAAAGGCGACAAAAAATGTATCTGACTCCACAAGTCTAATAGGTTTTTAGTTATTGGCGTTCCGTTTAAAATTAGCTTATATTCTACCATTTGAGAAAGTGTAAGCATTCTTTGGGTACGTTTGGCATCAAAGTTTTTCATTTTGATACTTTCATCTACTACTAAAAAACAACGCCAAGCGGTAGATATTTGTTTATACAATTGCAAATAAGCACGGTCTGATGATTGCAAAGTCTCAATACCCATATATACCACATTTTGACAATTAAAACCTCCCCATTTATTAATTTCGTCTATAATACTTGGCAATCCGTACTTTGGCTTAATACTCCTAAGTGGACCAACCCAAACAACCAAATCTACATCTTTTACTGAATTTACTAATTCAATCGTTGGTCTGGTTTTCCCAGTGCCTGGTTTCATAAACAAAGCACCCGCCTTATTGGTCAGGTGTTTTGTTTTTACTTCGATTTGTTGGGGTAGAAGATTAAGCATCTATTTCAGAAATAGAAAAGTCTTTGAAATCCTCATTAGTTGTAATATTGCTACCATCTTCTAATGGGTATCCCCAAAAAGTAATAAAATCAGTCCCATCTAACGCTAGTATAAATTGAGATACTTCATCTAAATTAGGATTTTCACTTTGTTTTAAATCAATATACGCTCTACGACCATCAATTACTGTTCTGCCTATAAAATCACAAATCAAATAAGTTTCCATTAATGCAATGGTGTTTTTTGTTATTTTACCTGAATATTGTATGTAAATTCTATTTCTCATTTTTTCAGTTCTTTAATGGTATTATTTTCTAAAGGTTCTATTTTTATAGGTTCGTTTTTTTCTACAACCCACACAGGTACTTCTTTACGTGTATCGCTATCGAATGTAGCTTGTTTTTTTCTTGAATATTGAATTGATTTTTGTTCTAAAATCCAAGCACTAATCCAATATGCTTCACTTTTACTAACGCTATAATCTTGTCCGAATACCTGACTTTTTGGGATTAATGCTTCTGATCCATCGAAAGCAATGGCTTTATAACATTTGTCAGATATTTCAGTAAGACTCGAAAGCCTTACTGAATAACATAAACTTTTCATTATTTATTGTTTTTAATGAAGTTTACAATTTTAGATTTTACCTCCGAAACATCAATATTCTTTTCTTTATAGAAAAATTCATGTATTGGAAAGTGTCGTTTTTCTCTCTCTACCCAATACCAATTTAACCCCAAAACTATCTGTATAGTGCCATCTTCATATAATTTGTAAAACGGTTTTAAATCTTTTTTTGGGTATTTATTTTGTATAAATTCTTTTATTTCGTTAAGCTTTTGTTGGGAAAAAGAATCATTATTTGCGCCAGTAACGTCATCAATACAAACCAATGGATTCCCTGAATTATTACCAGCTGAAAAGTGATTGTAAGGTATTAAAACTTCTGAAGTAGCTTCTTTCGTTAAAACTCGGATATGTTTTTCGCTTGCTTCATTAACAATCAATCCTTTGTCTTTTAAAACCTCAATAATTTCTTGAGAGTTTACACCCGTAAAAACAAAAGGCCCTTGTTGTTGGTAAACTTTTACTTGAAATACTTTTTTTGAATTTTCCATGATAATAACGCAGACTTTATTGACCTGCTCCGGTCTTTTAATTTATATATGCAAATATACATTAAAATGTATATTTAAACTAATTTTTATTGCTTTTTTTTATTTTTTTTACACCATAAAAAAAGCGGACAAATCTGTCCGCTTTTTAACTATATAAAATCTTAAATTTCTAACTACGAGAAAGTTCTTTTAAATAAGTAATAGCACCTGCATCAAAAACTTGAAAATGAATCACAGCATTTTTATATGCTATCCATTGCGTACCATTATCTAACAATATCGTTACTGGTCCAGAAACACCGCCAGATAAGGTAGCAGGCTCTAATCCTCCAGAACCAACAATCGATATTGTCTTTTTATGAGCAATGTCAATTGCAGAAATACTAATATCAGTAATTAAACCAGAAGTATTAGCAGGCAACTGATATACAAATCCGCTAACTGTAGCTAAAGCAATATCTGTAGTAGGAGTTATTGCATGTTCTAAATAGGTAATTTCCCCACTATAAAACTTAGCAACATGCCTATCTCTTCTTCTTTGCTCATAAGTAAGCGTATGCTTAGCCCCGTCTTTACTATCTTCAAACTCAGCTTTCAGATACATTGGATTGCAAGGTAACCCTACTACTTTCCTTAAGCCAGTATTACAGTCTATCGGGTAGAGTAATATCACAGGCTCTTCGATGTTGTTTTGCACAAACTCATTAATCGCAAGTTCATCACCTGGGTGAGTTCCCACAAAAGACTTCAAGAAACCACCAGCATCTGCATCACCTTCAAATTTATGAGAAGCTTTTTGACTTTCGTCTGTCTCATATATTTTTTCAAACCTTGCGCCTGGTTTAAATATAATATTACCTTGAAGTAATACCCCATTTTCATCAGGTCTAGGAAAAGCTTCTTTTACTAAATCTGCAACATATGCAATTGTTACATATTGATCCTTACCTTTTGGTGCCCCTGCTCCTGGAGCAGGTTTTGGCACCGATTTTCTAAACATATTCATTTGATAATCTTATTATTAAACGTTACTATTTCCTTTATACCAAATACCATCAACTTTTATAAGCTCTATAAATTTGTCAGCCCCAGTTAAAACTACATCTGTTCCTACTTTAATTAAGCTAGCAACATCATGAATTGTCACAGTAATATTAGGGGTTTCACTACCATAAATAGTAATCGATTTTAAATTTACACCTTTATTTATATCTGCAATAGTTACATTAGCTGATCCAGCATATTTAAATATACTACCAGTATTCGCATCGATTGAATTTGAAACAAAAAGAACATCTGTAGAAGGGCTGCTTGGTACCGTATCTGTTCTTTTTAATTCTGAAACTGTTAAATCTGATTTAACCAATAGCGTTAACATTCCTCCTGATCCTAAAGAAAAATCTGCACCTCCAGTTAATTTAATTTTATCACCGTTAACTACTTTTTTAGAAACAGGCATTGACTCGTTACCTCTAACTTTAATAACCTGACCAGCTTTTAATCCCGTAAATTCTGTTATATTGGTTTTCCAATCTTCCGTTACTTGAATATTTCTATAATCGACAGCTACAATACCAGTAGCTTTATCATATACCGGAATAAATTTATCTTCCAAGAAAATTGGCACATCATTAGACCAAACAGATTGAACTTTAAACTCAGCTGGATCTCCTTCTTTCATTTGGCGACCGATGTGAATTATACGAATTCCTAATTTGTAATCTGCTAATAAGTAGATTTTTCTTAGTAACGTTTGAAATCTGTAAGATGATTTTTCAGCAGGTACATTTTCAAGAATCTCAATATTATCTGTAAATGTTGCAAATACAAACGATGGGTTTTCTTGATCAACAAAAGTTTGTACTCTAATGTTTGGGTAATCTTCGAAATGCTCAGGCATTCCTTTGTAGTCCATATTGGTACCGTTAAGCTCTTTGTATTTAGCTTTATACCAAGTCCAAACTTTGTAGTGAATATAGAAGACCAAATTTGTAGAAGCCAAAACCTCTTGAGGCAAACGTTTCAACATTCCTAAATCTGCCTCATCATCAGAATGGAAATAATCATACACATTTGCAGGTGTAATTTCTCCTTTAGAAAAAGCTCTGAATTTTTTATCAATATCTCTAGCTTTCCATAATTGTTGGAATAAGCCATTTTGACGATTGATAAATCTTCCTGCAACTGTTGCGTTTTTAGGAGTTTGTACAAAGATTCCGTTTAAGGTAGAAATCCTATCCTCTACACGAGCTCTTTTCATTAATTCCCCAACTAAGAAACGAACAAACGACATTTTCTCTGGCTGAGAACCTTCTTTGTTCATCATGTTTAACCATGAAGTTTCAATTTCTTGAAGTTTAGCACCTTCCCATTCTGCATCAATTTGTACTGGATAGATTTTTCCTTCTTCCGCTTCAATTTCTTGAATGTTTTTAGGTAACCAACCAAATTTTCTTCCTTGAGTAATTTCAGCAGTAAGAATAGTTCCGCTTGCAATTCTGTCGGAAACATTTAAACGTTTTGGCCAGAAATCAGGCAACATAAAGTTATCTCTATGTAACGACTGAATTTCTGTAGGATTTTCACGAAAATAAAGTTCTGTTTCAGAATTTAACTTATTAATCACTACATCGCTAGAAAAGTCAGTAGCAGAAACCGTTAAGCCTTCAGCAGCTGCTTTATTCCATGGTCTAGAAATATCGATAGCATCGTAGTCTTTACCTGAAGCAAATAAGTGTGTAGCATTATGTTTCATCGCTTCTTTTATTTTTTGTTTTGTGACAGTATCTACTGGAGTATCATCTTCAGCGGAATTTTCGAGCCTTTTAATTATTTTTTCTTGATTTGCTTTGTATTCAGTCAATGAGCTTTGCACCGCTTTAATCATACTTAACGCATCAGCTCCTCCAGATGACTTAGCCTTTGCAACAATATCTTCTAGCTGCGCTTGAGGAATTTCTAGTTCTTTTAAAATCCCTTCAACAGAAGATTTAATATCTTCTGCTTGATTCGATTCTGCTAAATCTTGATTAAAAGCTTTTATTGCTTTTTCAAAAATTTCAGCTGACAAGGCTTCTTTTAACTTGTTAGAGGCTTCTTCGTCAAACTCCACTTTGCCTTCTACAATTGGAGGTTTCGAAATTCCCACTAATGCCATCATTGAAGCCATCATAGTCGACAATTTTGTGTTTTTTAACATAACATTCTTATTTTTAGATTTATAAATAGATTAAAATAAATTCTTACTGACTGACTGTAACGCCAGTTGTTTGGCTTTTTGAATTGCCATTCTGGAATCTCCAATTCCATCAATCAAACCCAATCTTAAAGCTTCTTTGGCAAAATAAACACCTCCGTTTAACACGCCTTCTTCTTTTATCAGGTTTGGTCTTTTACTAATTACACCACCTTGAAACATTCCTGCTAATGGGGAAAGTGAATTTTTTATAATACCTTCATAGTCGCCACTTCTAGCATCCATAAAATCCTTATTTTTATGATTAGATTCTGGCGGATATATTTCATGAATTTTTATTCCTGCAACTTCTAATGCTTTTGTATTATCTCTAAATGAAGCCACAACACCTATTGACCCAAATCTTGATGAAACATCGCCATCGGCCATGATATAATCACACACTTCTATTGCAGCCCAATAACCTAAAGACAAACCATCTTTTACCAAGCCTACAATTGGTTTTGTTTTGTATTTAGAAAATTCCCTAAACGCATCAATAGCTTTAGTACTTCCTCCTGGTGAATCAATTCTAAATACTGTAGCATCTACATTATCCATTTCTTGCGCCTTATATAATTGCGCTACGATTTCATCGGCACCAATAGCACACCAGTCAGAATAAGCTACTATTTCGCCCATCATTTTAACCTGAGCAATTGAGTTCTTTGGTACAGAAATAGAATTTCCATCAGTTGAACGCAATGGATTTCCGAAAGAATCTAATATGTCTAAAGCTTTGTCTTCTATTTTATATTTTGAATCAAAATTCACATTCATTTTCTGACGTAAATTTTCGGCAAATTCGTAGTAAGATTCTGGACTATGCAGCAACCACTCACCGCGTAAAAGTTCTGTTATAAATGGATTATTTCGCATGTTCTTTATTTTAGGCTAAATTATTTTAATTGCACAAATCATTTAAGACATGTATTTTATCTAAATTAACCTAAAGCGTTTGTTTAAGTATAATAACACTACTATAATAAGTAACCATAGATAACTCCAAAATGAAAATCCTTTTTTTTCTTTGTTTACAGACACCCTAGAAGCTTCTATTTTTGAGTTTGTACACTTGGAAATTTCAGTTTTGGATTTGCTATCTATTTTTGTTTTAGTATTTATATTTAATAATTTTTCATTCTTTTTTTTACTCAAAGTATTTTTAATACTACCAGATCCTTTATATTTTTTAGACCCTGTTTTTTTTCCAGAGGAATCATAATTTGTAACCTCTAAACTATCTCCGTCCTTTACTTGAATTTCAGTTGCTTCCTCACAAGATTCCTCGGTTTCTTTTGCTTGTTCTTTTTTTAATTCTTCGATTTTTGTTTTTACAAAAGCAGAAGAATCTGATTCTTTATTCAAATCAACCTTAACACTTTCTTTTTCCTTGTGTTTTTTCATTGATGAACAACCCGTAAAAGGAATGACCAGCAAAAAAAGAAAGGCAGCTAAAAGAAGAATTACAGTAATTTTTTTTAAATTTTTCATACTATCTATTTTTTGGAAGTTTCAATTTGTGATATTCTTTATTATATTTTTCCATTATATAAGCATATTCTGAATAAGCATCGAACGAAGGGCATTCTTTTATACGTTCCCATGACTCTATTGCCCCATTGTGATTTTGATCTGTAGAAAAATGATAATGCCCCACAATCATCACATCTTGTAAATCATTTCCGTTGTCTTTTAACCATTGAAGCATTAATAAAATTTCTCTTATAATAGCATTTTTTTGCGCCTGAGTTCTAGTGTCTTTTGCTTTGTTTACATTTGTTTGTTCTACACCACCACGGTATGACATATGTAAACATTGCATATTAAATCCCGCTACGCCATTTGTAGGGACATTATAATTTGAAAGATTATTAGGCGTACCATCATAATCTATCCAAGTTGCATAACCTGGAGATTTCCAACCAAGTGTTTTCCAAAAATCCTGCATGCTCTTTAGAGTTCCGTGCCCTGCTTGGCAATGAATTACTATGTACTTTACTTTATTTGCTCTGGTCATCTTTTTTTTTGTTGTTTTAGTTTATCTATTTTTATACTGTCTTTTTTTATTGCATTTTCTATTTTAGAAATAGTTTCTTGCAATTCTTTTTCTTTTACCGCAACATCTTCCCGTTGTTTCACAACAGGATTTGAGGGGTAAATTTTAGGAAGAATAGGAGGGATGACTAGAGCGCTAAAAGTCAAAATAGCTATGAGTGATATTCCTGTTTTCATTTTAATTTATTTAATTGTTCTACTTCTTTTTTTTGCTGAATAAGTAATTCAAGCAAGTGATTAAATTTATCCGAATATGATTCAAGTTTTTGAGTGTACCTTTCCTGTTCTTTGGCACGAAAATCATTAACAGCATCAATTCTATCAGAAAGGGAATGAGAATTCTCTCGATGGCATTCGTCATTTTTATAAGCAGCTATTATTACCACAGCGAGCAAAACGATGTAGTTGAGTTGTATTCTTTTTATCTGGGGTAATTGAAAATACCAATCAAAGAGCCTTGGTATATATCGGAAGTAATCTAATACTTTCATACGCTTTTATTTTTACCAAAAGTAAAAGCGCATGAAATCTTATTTAAGACATGTTTTTTATTAAATATTTAAAACACGATTTGCAACTTTGCTTTGCAGTCTTGATAATTTATTTTTTTGACCACGATCTAGCAAACGACGAATGCTCTCTACTTGAAAGCCATATTCGTCTAATTGATACTCATTCATAAATTCGATAATAGCATCTCTTACCAAGAGATTAGGATTTGCTTTTAGCATTCCTCTTGTTTGATACTGGAACGCTATCCTAAATATATCTTCTAAAATTTCATTTATTTTATTATTTAGATACGGCGGAACTTCTAAGAATGAATTTTTTCCGTTAGCAATATTAAATAGTTTTGATTCTGAAAATATTGCAGGAGATATTTCTAAATAAACATAAAATTTACCTGTTGTTTTTACTGGAAATTTGCATTTTTGCAAAGAAAGCATTATCATAAACCCTAATGCAGATTCACTATTTACCTTACAGGCTTTTACTTTTTTAGAAAGATGGTTCACTTCGACTCCCTCAAATTCTTTATAGAAAAAAGGTATTAAGTGAGGTCTTATTTGTACAGGAACTATATTCATTAATACAAAATTATTTTCTTATTAATTTTATAATATATTTTATTTTATGCGTGTAATTTTTAACGATAAAGAAGTTCGTAAACGGAATGATACCTATTGTTTCCATTATTAAAATGCTATATAGCATTTTATGAAATAACAAAACCCAAACAATATTTAGTAATATGGCTAAAAATGCAATGCCAGCTATTAAATATTTGTATCCTCTAAATAATATATCGGAGCTTAAACCGATAGCAATAATAGACCCCAGAAAGAAAATACCAGCACAAGCATTGTGTATTTTAGAGTAAGTTTCGTAATGAAAAATTGCAACACCCCACAGAGATAAACCTAATATTACATTATACCAATGTCTCTTGTAACCAATGCCATTATATATAAATAAAGTACCAGCAATACCTAGCTCAAAACCAAGTAACCCCACAACAACTTTACTATCTACATAAGCCGAAATGCTAGGTAACCACACACCCTCTATTAACCTATTTATTAATGCTATAAAAGCTAAAAAAACAGCTAATGTTACTTCTAATCTTTTAATGTCTTTTTCGTTTTCCATATTATAAATTTAAAACTTGTTCGAAAATTCCTCTAATATCACTTGCTCTTACATTGTCCTGCAACGAATCAACAATATTTAACCGCTGCAATGCTTTTTCAGTCGTGTCTTTAGCTACTAATTTCCGTAAGACCTCACTCATCTGTAAGGCTATATCTCTGAATTTAGAACCTTTTTCAAATTTAGCTACAACATCATTCAGATACTCATTTAGCGTTACATAGCCCTCTATCTTGCTTTCGGCCAATAGCGTTTGATAAGGGTCTGGGTTCGGCAAATTATTATTTAAATAATAAGCCAGTAATGAGTTTGCCATCTTATACTTATTAATGTATGCCATCTCGAAATAATCAAGATCATCATTAACTGATTTACCCATGGCTAATGCAAGTGAGTAACGTTTTATTTTACCTAAAACTTTACTCAGCAATGGTGCTACCTTTGCTTTTTCAAAATCTTCAATTTCTTGGGAGGTAATGCCCTCATCCCATTGCGTACCATTCCATACTGGCGATTTCAACATTTCACCAGGTAAAATTTCTGTTAAGACCCAATTTGAAACTAAATCACCATTAATTTCTATGTCTTTATATTGTTCTAAAAAAAGACTATCATAGTTATTCTCCCATTTATTACCTACTATTCTTGCTTTTAACATTTTTATACTTTTTTGAATTTTAATTGTAAAATAATGCCAAAATAACCACTCGATTCTTGCGTTTCTCTTATTGCTATTTGCAAGTATGAAAAATTAAGCGCAGGCAGTAGATGCGTGTTTACAGCCAGGTTCTTGAACACTTTATTATTGATAAATCTTCCTGCGTCTGTTGACAATGTGTCGTTACATATAGTGATGGCTTGTGGTAAGTTGAACGTCTGTGCATCTATTAAAGTGTAGTGCTGAACCGAACATTTGTGCTTCGATTTCCGCCACTTCGCCAAGCGGCGGGACGTTAGCGGTAATTTGCGAGAGCCTCAATACGTTGCCAAAAAGCCTTTTTTACCATATCAATATTAAATCTTGAAGTTTCTTTCATTGTTTCAAACATTTGCTCAATGAAATAATCTAATTCACCTTTTTGTTCGGTGTTTAAGTCAACAGTTTTATCTTTTGTATATCCGTAAAATAAAAGCCATTTTACATCATCGGAAGAAAAACTACCGCTAACACCAGTTTTGCAAGATTGCTTGGCTTGGTCTGTATTTGAATTATTTTCGCTCATTTTAAGTGTATTTTTTATTTGTGAATTTTAGGTTTTGAGGTCGCAACCTCGCAAAGCTGTAAACGTTAGGGAACAGCTTAGTTGGATCAGCTAATAATTGTCAATCCTTCAAATTTATAAGCTAACACTGTTAATCCACAAGTCAATTTTATTTTTACTTCATATCCAAAAATTGCTCTTTCTATATTTGAATTTTCAATACTTATAATTTTTCCTTTAGTGCCTAGAAAGTTCGTAGTGTTTGTTAGCTCTACATTTTTTCCGAGCCATTTTTTTATAGTTCTATTACTTACTGCCATTTAGTTGTGAATAAAAGCCGATTCCCTAACAGCTAGTATATTTCAGCTGTTGCATCAGGCTTAATTAATAATTTATTTTGTGTTTGTTTTTATGGTTTCTCAACCGAAAAGACTAGGCATTTTTGTCCCAGCCGAAATTATACTAGCGAAACGTTATCCCTCAGCTTCGTTGGAGTCGTCATAAAGAGGTTTTCCGCTAAACGGACAAAATTTTGCATAAACCATAATTTCTTTATAAGAAGTTGTAAAATCCTCACTTCCTTTTTTGCCTTTTTTGCCACGATAAAGACAAGGAATAATTAAATGACGACCATCGTCACCAAGAAAGAAACTCGAAGCGTTAAAACCCGCTCTTGGGTCTCCAGTTTTGTCTTTTACTTTATTTTCTATTTCTTCAATAGATTTCCAATTTTCTAAAATTTTATTTGACATATTTTGTGTTTTTATTGATTAATATTGTTGTGAATAAAAAGCCGAAGGCATAACAGCTAGTATATTTCAGCTTGGCATCAGGCTTAATTAATAATTGGTTTTTGTGTCAGATTTATGGTTTCTCAACTGAAAGGCTAGGCTTTTTTGTACCAGCTGAAATTATACTAGCGAAACGTTATGCCTTATGCACCACGAAATCGGTTAAATCACGAGGAAAAAACGAAAAATCCTTTTTGCCAATTCTCAAATCCTTATCTAATTTTTTGCAGGTAATCCGATTATTAAAAATCATAGTTCCGAAAATCATTTGCATTCCTCTATCGCTAACATAATAGAAACTTTTACCATCAGAAATAGTATCTCCAATTTTTATAGGAGTTCCTTCTTTGTCAAGGAATCTTTCATCGTAATATTTTTCAAGAATGATTTTAAAAGTATCATTCCTTTCTTTTTTATCACTTTCAAATTTTGATTTTATAATATCAAATTCGGCTTGAATTGGCTCAAAGTCTATTTGTATTTTTTCGTATGCTGATTTTAAATCATCATCCGAAATAGCACAAGGCATAACAGTCGTTTCGCTCAATGTCGGTATTGTTTTGTTTTTGTCCATATTGTTTATTAATTTAAAGATTAGTCTATATTTGTTGACTTTGGTCTTGAATCGTCCGCCACTAAGCCAAGCGACAGGACGCTAAGATTCTTTTTCAGTTGAACTATTTTTATACTTTATTATCCACACGCCAATGTTATAATGATATTTATTTGGTTTATTTAATAACTCTTGTATAAATAAGTAATTTCCACTTTTTCTATACGCAATAAAATTAGGCGTTAAAGAATACTTTTCTTTATATCTCATTATTTGCATAATTTCTTTTTATTTAAATTACCCGCTACTTCTTATAACAGGCGTTTGTAAATACCAGCCGAAATTATAGGAGCGTGTAGGCTGGCATCTACAAGCACCATAGCGTTATAAGTTTTCTAGTTCTTTAAATCTTTGCATTGATTTCCCTAAAATAAAATTTAACGCTTTTAGTTGTCTAAACCTTATTTTTGCTTGTAGTTTTATGTAATCTAGCTTTTTTTGAGAAAAATTATTATCATAAATTATTAGCAGAAAGGCATCACAAATTTTTTCTAATTCGATATAATCTTTGCATCTGGCAAATATTAATCTTGTTTCGTTTATTGAATACATTTATGCTGATTTTTTATTTATAAGTGGTTCAAATGTTTGTTTTTTTGTTGGTATATAAATTAAGGATTTGTCTACTAGTATTTTTATTTTTTCTATATCATCATTTTCTCTAAAATAATACGGTCCTGTTAATGTATTTGAAAATGTATTCATTTCATAATAGCATGCATTTATTTTTAACCATTTATAGTTATAGAAAACATCAAAAATTGTGGCTGTTTTTACTATTAAATAAAATTTAAAGTCAAGTTCATTATGCGAATCGGATAATTTATAGATTAGATCATGTTCTAATAAAAAAGTAAATTCAGCTATAGTATATTTTTCAATCGCTAATTGTAAAATATCTTTGTGAACACTATTTATTGAACTAATTTTATACGTTGTTTCAAATTTTTTATTTATTATATTTTTTACAAAAAATATTTTTTCTTCGATAAAAATTCCATGATCGTCTATAAAATCATTACTAGAAGCTCTTACTAAAGTTCCTCTAATTTTAAAGTATTTTACTTTTTCCATAATCCTCAGAATTAGTTATTCTTCTAAATGTGATATGTGATATTCTGTGTAAAAAAACCGAAGTAGTAATAAAACCATTATCAATCAAGTATTTAAAGGCATTACACACTTTATTTAAATCAGATAATGTGATTATTGATTCAAATATTTCTAAAATTTCAAATTCTTTGTACATAAAAAAATATTTTTTTTATTATATATAGATTCATTTTCTTTTTTTTATCTCTCAACCTCTCAACCCTTGATTTTAAAGGTGTTATCTTTTTTAATGTCGAGAATGTTGCAGAAATAAAATAAAACATCTCAACACTCTACAACATTCTCAACAATTACACTACTTTAAAATATTAATTTTCAATACTTTATAATAGTTGTGAATGTTGAGAGGTTTTTATAGCCCGCCCACTGATTAATTAATAATTATTTTTTTTGATGGGTCGCAGGGAATTTTTAGGAAAACGGAAAATCATCGTCATCATCTGAATGATTTGTTAAAGGAATAGCTATTTGAGATGATGCTTCATTTTCTTTTTTACCAGTATTTCCGTCCCATAATGTTCCTTCGTTTAATTGATACATAATTGAACCTACAATATCCTCTTTTACGTTTTCCGAAAGCTGCAATAGATTGACACTTATAGCACTTGAACGATTGGCATTTCTACCTTTATCAAAACTGTGAACTTTATGATCATTAATAAATACTCCTGATTTTTTTAACTCGTCTTTAAACGTTGTTCTACTTGGGGGTAATTCGTGATATTGTAACCACCATTTTCTTTCTATTTTATCCATTGTGTGCGTCCATTGAATGTATAGTGTATTTTCTTCTATGCTTACAATGTAATTAGCTTGTAGCCTTTCGTCTCTGGCACCACGTAACGAAGCTATGAAGCAATCCCAAAAACGAATCATTATTGAAGCTGAATTAATTTTTGCTGTTTGCAAAGCAATTTGATTTTTAAAATGCTCCATCATTGCATTTTGGTCAAAAGGAAATATTACATCGCTATTATCTCTGAAAATTTCAAAAGTTGTTGCTAAAACCGCAAGGTTTGAAATTATCCTTCCTTTAGAATCTTTAAAATTTTCCTGTAAAATTCCTTTCCATTTTCGATATCCCTTAGAAAAATTTTCTTTGTAAATTTTGCGATAGGATAATAATTTGTGAGAATAACCGCTTAATCCTTTTTCAGTCATGTCGTTCAATTCATCAAAATCTTTCATTTCTTGCTGGCTGAAAACTGTTTTTGTCATCTCGTTCCAAATTAAACGTATGATTATAGGTTCTTTATTTGGATAATCATTTCCTGTAAGTATTACAGATGATTCTATATCTACTGTATCTATTGCTATACGACTCTCAATACTCCCACGTTTGTAACCAACTCTGTCCCAAATTGCTTTGATAGTACCATCTACTTTATCATCGCCTCTTTTGTATTCAGATAGTTGTGAAATTCCATTTTTAAATTGAGCTAGTTCAATAATTTTTGCTTTTAGTGTAGATGCTCCACCTTCAAGGTTAATAGGGATTTGTGGTGTGCCTGTAAAACTTTGAATTATATATGCTAATTCATCTTTACCAGAACCACCTGGCCCATAAAAAAATAATATTGGGAAACTTCCGTTTTCATCTACAGCGATATCTTGAAATAAAGATGCAATTCCAAAAAGTAAAGCCGATATTGCATGTTCTCTATGAACCTTCATAACTTTAGCCATATAGGTTTCGAATGAAATACTATTTTCAATAACCTTAAATCTCTTTTGAGAATTGTATTTATTTGATGAAAACTTATATATTTTATTAGCTGAAGCAATATAATAATGTGTGTCATTTAATATAAATACACCATTTTCATCTAAAGGAATATCTTGCCCATTTTCAGTGATAATTCTATTATTCCATGCCCAAAAATTACCATCAGATTGCCAACCCAAAACTTCTATTTTCCGACCATTTCCCATATTATCAAAAAGGTAAGCGCGTAATAACCCTAAGTCTGAATTATTTCCTTTGAAATTAAAATTTCCGTGTCCACTCATTGTGTTATAAAAATTCTGAGGACTATTTAAATTTTCGGAATAAGTATCAAAAATAATTTCCTTGTTGTGTACGTTTTTGATGCGTATTAATTTAGTTGGAGATTTCTCATCGCTCATGTGCTGTAATACTTCAATTGCAAAATTTGAAACAGATGAAAAATGCACCTTACCATCACGCCCTTCGGGTAGCGCCATATAAATTTGATTATTTGCTAAAAACATACCATAGTGTTTAATTGTTTTTTCTAAATTTTTAAACGGTATAGTTACGTTTTTAGGAAGTTCGTATTCAATATCATAATCTTCATCTACTTCATTTTCGGATCTAAGCTCTTTAATCCAATCATTGAGAGCTTTTTTAGAAATACCAGATTCTTTTTGAATCCAATTAATATATATTTCGAATAAGGCTTTTTCCTGTACATTTATTATTTCGGCACAAAGTTTTTTAGCACCGTTTGCTCTGTTAATTTCAGCACTATCAAATGCTGAAGTATATTTTTCACGTTGGATAGCCACAACTTTACGTTGCTGTTTTAATTCAACGCTTTCTTGAATATTTTTTGCTAAATGATTTTGCTTATCTAGATTTGCTTTTAATGTTGAATTAGTAAGTAATTCACTTTTGTACTGTTCAGATTTTTTGCCTGAGACTAATTCGGCTTCTTTTAGTAAAGAAGTAGAATGTATTAAATCAGATTTAATTTGGTTAGCTTTAGCTTTTAATTTATTCGCATTTAATATATCTTGAGATACTAATGTTTCTAAAATGTTTTTTTCAACTTCAAGCGTTTCTTCGAGCTTCCAATAATCTTTTTTAATATATTCATTTACTAATAAAGAAAAACCATCCTTACGAATACTAGGAGTATTAAACATTTCTTCAAGTCCTCCAGACAATGAAATCACATCGTGATAATTCCTAACAAAATCATCAGGATCATAATCTAAAACTATTACTTCAGTACGAAAACCTTGTTTAATAAATAATGGAATTTGCTTAAGTACGGCTCTCATTCCTGATTCATCTGGATCCATACAGAAAACAATTTTCGAACAAAGTTTTTTTAGTTCATTAATTTGTTGTTCTGTAATTGCAGTTCCACATGAAGCTACTGTGTTTTCTAAACCATATCTATGCCATGCAATAACATCATTATATCCTTCGGTAATGAAAGCTTCGTTCTTTTTTCTAATAGAAAATTTTGCTTTATGTAACCCAAACCAAACTTTACTTTTATTGTAAAGAATATTATGTTCGTCTACATTTGGGTTTATCCATTTAGCAGCATTTGGTTTTGCAGAAACATCACGTCCTGCTAGTCCAATAAGTAAACCATTTGCATCATGAATTGGATATATAACTCTATTTGAATATTTATCCCATTGGCGAATTATTAAACCTAATTCTTCTCCTTGGAAAACTTTTCCTGAAGCAGAAAGTTTGTTATAAAGAAAATTTTCTGGAGCGAATCCAATTCCCCAATCAATAATTGTTTCTTGATCGTAATCTCTTTTTATTTCAACTTCTTGATGAGCTGGATGTTCAACTTCAATTGATTTATATTCTTGTTTATATAGTTCATGTACAGCAATTAAAGTTTTTCTTAATACTTCTTTTTTTTCTAGCTGTTCTTTTTTCTTTTCAGAAAACTCCACAGCTTCATATTGCACCACTTCGTTATAAAATGAGGCTATTTTTTCTATTGCTTCTGGATACGTACACGGCTCTTTTTCCATTATAAAATTCACCATATTGCCACCTTTCCCAGATGAAAAATCTTTCCATATATTTTTGGCAGGAGATACCACTAAAGAGGCTGTTTTATCATCTGTAAATGGAGATTTGGCTTTTAAATTTGCCCCACTACGTTTTAAATCAAGATATTTTCCAATAACTTCATCAATATGTGCTCTCTCAAGCAAAGACTCAATAAATGATTGTTTGATATAAGCCATTATTCAGTAATTATTTTAGGATTATTTACCACAATTTCATTCGTTTTTGTGGTGAAATTTTTTACAGAAAAAGCAGACTCACTAAAAGCAAGAGAAAGTCTTAATGTAGTTAATTCCATCACTAGAGGACAGGTGAGTTTATTAATTTGCTGTTCAGTATAAAATCCTGAACGCTCAATATTTGAGATTTGCTCTTCTAACAATTCTATTTTTGATTTTATAATTTCGTCGGACATATTTTTTATTTAATTTGTTTTTTTTAATAAAAACCACTCAAAAACAGAGTGGTTTTTTATCATTGTTGTGTAAGCACACAACTAGAAAAGGTAAGAACGTATATCTAGAGGTAATCTAAATCAGGTTTAAATGACGGGATAATACAGAGCCTTCTTGTTTGGTTTGAATGCCTAACAATTTGTAGAGTGTTTTTTTTAACTGATGAAGAGTACCTAGCGGCATATTCATTTTTTCAGCGATAACATCATTAGTATAATCTGTTGCGCTTAGTTGCAGAAATCGGACTTCTTTTTTTGATAATCTTTGACCATTAACTTTTGGTAGTTTGCAAAGTATTCCTTCGTGTTTGCAATTCCCATGATTAGGACATGGCCAAAATTCTCCATCCTGCAATTCTCCGTTTTTTATATCTCCCTCAAAATCTAATCCGCCAAAACGACATCTGGCAAACTGCTCTATCCTCTTCATTTTAGATGTTGGTTGTAAATCATGCAGCGCAAGATTTACATTGTGGTCTGAGCTTATTGCTTCTCTTAACAATTCGATTGTAGCAAACGGCAATTCGATAAAGTTTTTTATTTCTCCGTTAGACATTACCTTTAGTTCATCTTTGTGAATAAAAAATTCAGTAGATGTACAAATCATTCCAGGGTACAAATTTGTGTGTGTCATTTTTAAAAATTTAAGTTGTTAGTTTTTCTAATTTTTGAATTGCTTTTTTGTATTCTAATGCGATTTCGACCAACACATTAACTATTTCAATTCTTTTTTCTTCTACTTTTTTAACTCTGTTTCGAATGTTTCTAATTTGCCCTTTGGTTACTTTAGATCCTTCGGGTAATTTTTGCATTACTTTATCTACATAGTAATCTGGCAGATGAGCATCAATAATCTTGAATGCGTTTTCAATATGCAAATGCACATTGTTTGTTTTACTTTTTTCTCCTATATTTGTCATAAGTTTTATTATTCTGTCATAAACTTACACAAAACTACATAATTGTTTTATCATTTAGTAAAACTTTTTCTAAAAAGTTTTACTAAATGATACAATTTAAAACGATTCTAAATAATTTTATATGAGTTTTTCAAAAAAAATACAAGAGTATTTTGACAAAAAAGGATTGTCAAATAGAGATGTTTCGGTGATAATGCAGGGATACAGCGAGAGTATGATATCTAAGTATATCAACTCAGATAAATTATCTACAACATTCATAAAAAAGCTAATTGAATACTTTCCAGATATAGATATGAATTATCTTATAAAAGATGACCATGATCTAAATAGGGTAGAAGAGTCTAGAACGGAATACAAGAAAAGAAGTGTTGTATTAGTGGATGAAATTGAGGAAAGACTGAATGAGCTCAAGCTAATTCTGACACAATAACTACACAATAAACATATAATTAACTGTTAATCAGTACACCTTGTAATCCTGGCGCGATCACTATTGCCTTTAAATAAGCAAATCAATGTAAGCACACAATACTCGGGAAGCCTTGTATTATGTGCTTTTTTGTTAATTTTTTTACAACTTTGATTTATGCTATTTACCCAACAAGACAGGATTTTTGACACGCTGATTGACACAACGAAAAACTCCGTGTCAGTAAAAACAAATTTTAAAATTAGAAAGGAACCAAACGCTTTTGGTTTGTCGCCAGTGTACTTACATATTTCTGGCTATAATTCTCCTAGAGTGAGAATTCACCTTGATATATATGTCGAGGCTAATCTGTGGGATGATAAGCTGCAAAGGCTTAAAAACCCTAAAAGTAAATTATGCGATACTAACTTAATTCTTGATAATATAGATAGTAAACTTACCAGCATAAAAACTATTTATCGCCTATCTAATCTTTTGCTTACGCCTAAAATTATGGAGCGTGAGTATTTAGAGAAACTTAATCGTGTAAATTTCGTGTCTTTTTTTAAGGAAGCTTTAAAAGAGGAAGAATCTAAACTTGTAAAAGGTTCTTATAATAGACATCAATCGGTATTGATGAAAATAAAAGAATACCAAGATTATATACCGTTTAATCAGCTTGATTTGTCGTGGTTAAATAAATACAGAAACTACCTAAAAAATAAGAAAGGAAATATGGATAGTACCATTAATTCTAATTTTGCATCTATTAAAAAATTTTTAGCACTAGCAGAAAAGAACGGTATCAAATTATTATT